TCTTTTATTGGTTCCCTTATGGCCACGGTTGTTCTGGCCATTAATCCAGAAAACATGATGTCCTTTTTCACGTATTAAACCCCTGGTTAATAGCGTCACCATAACTTTCATCGTCTTCTTGGATTTCATTAAAATTTTCGTCAAGTTCTACGGAATTGGTTTCAGTATTAATTTTCACTAATTCGTATTTACATCGCAATTTTACAATGTTTGAATTTGTGTACACGCCGCAATAATCAGGTAACTTTTCGGCCCGTTCCAATTCGCCACAAATTAACATTTCACAAATTTGAGAGGTCGACATTTTGACCCCATAGACCCGTTCGTATTCGACTTGTAAGGTAAATAAGTTTGCGCTTAGACTTAATTGTTCCCTAGCCTTTCTTGAATTACGCCATTTTTTATTAAAGAAATCTTGTATTTTAATTCTAAAATTGTCCATTTTTTTGCCTTAATTTTGAGGTTTTGAATTATTTAATTTTTCTCACTTATTGGTGTTATATCTATATGTGGAGAGTTAATCATTGATTTTTCAGCATAAAATAATAAAAAATCAATTTGTTCAGACTTATTTAGCATTTTAAACATAAAACTGGACTCTCCAATTGCATTTATCATGTTATCAAGCCTATCGGTTGTAACTGTCATTGCTATTCTGGTCTTCTTAAAGGCCTTTCGTCCCTCTTTAAAATCTAAAATAATCTGGTCCATTGGCATTCTATTTCTCCTATTTGTTTCATTAATTTGATATGTTTGTATATTAATGTATTACTTTAGTCAATAACAGCAATAAGTTTAATTATGTAATTATTACTATTGGTCTAATAGTTAAATTTATCACAGGAACAAGTTTGTTCGTATATCTATTTTTAGTGATAAGTTTACTTATTTCTGTAAACTTCTGTTACCGAAAAAAGGTAACGGCCAAACGTCAATGATTTCAATAGTTTCATACCTATTTATTTATTCTGTTACCGCGTTACCTTACCTATATAACTTTATAGATAGAAATAGATAGTAGTAAGTAACTACAAGCTATTTCATTTCCAGGCCTCTATGTTTCTGGGCCATTTACGGTAACGGCCACTAAAAAAACGCTTCAAACGCAGTTATATAGCACTACTCGGCCGTTACCCTGGCCGTTACTGGCCGTTACCGTCTCAACAATATCAACAACCTATACGGTAACGGCCAGGGTAACACGGGATTTCAGTTAGTTATGATTAAGGTAATTAATTAATGGTTCTGATAGGAGTATTCTATTAAAAGTTGTTGGTTGATAGGTAAAATCTATGAGCGATGTACGCCTAAAAAATACCAGGAAAGTTTTTCTCATTTAATTAATTTAGTATTGACATGGTTCTAAAGACGTATTAAAACTATCAACATTAAGGCGTCGTTCTAATTGGTTAAGTAAAAACCGGAAACGAGAGGCCAGGGGAAATGTTTGGCGCTTAGGTGCTGATTTTTGAACCAACTCTCGACACGTAAAAAAATCAACGTCTCGCAAGCACTATGTTCGAAGGTGACCTTGCCGCCAGTAACCAGGTTGTAAAGGGGCCACAAACTAATAGGTCCTCAAGGTTGCTAAATATAGTTCAAGACGGTGCGAGGCCGTCTCAACTTTTAACCTTGCGTTAGGTTGGTTTTAGTTAGGAACGTTAAAATTCCTTTGATCTAAAACCGAAGGGCGTAGTTCGATATTGGGCGCCAGGTTTTTCGAATGGCCTGGTTATTAAGATTGGTCGTAATTGGCTTTAAGTTACAATGCGCATTTGCGGTTACGTCATTCAAAGTTTCCATAGAAGGCCGAAACGGCCAAGGTTTTACCAGAAACGTTTCGGCCTTTTTTAATGTCAGAAAATAATAGTTCCTATCTTTCAATTTTAAATCAATAATATATTTGTGTGTGTGAATGATCGCGTTTCTAAGTTGGCGTGTCATAAAAAAATGTCTCTCAATTAGGCCGTGATAAATTTCACGGCCTTTTTATTTTGCAACGCACACAAGACCCGGATTCATTAAGCGCCGAGTAAACCCGGGTCTTGATTGTTATGTTTTTAGCTGGCCAGGCCGCCAGGAATCATTTTTAAACTCTCCAAATCAAATTAATGACAAAGTATATTAATAAAAGTTTTGACATGCTTTAAATTGGTTCCTATCCTTTTGGTCAACTTTAAACAAACGGGGAATTATGAAACTTACAACAAAAGGGCAATACGCGATTGTTGCAATGAATCACATGAAAGAAAAATTAAACAATGGAGATGTTTCGCCTACCAGGTTGGCCGATATTGCTGAAAAGGAAAATATTTCGCTTAATTATTTAGAGCAAATATTTAGAATGTTAAGAATTGCTAACCTGGTTTATTCAGTTCGCGGACCGGGCGGCGGTTATCAGATTGCGGTCGAAGAGACGACGGCCGGGGCCAAAACGACCTTTAAGCCGGCAATAATTTCCTACAAAGAGATTTTAGAAGCGGTTGACGAAAAGGTTTCTTTTCACGAAAATCTGGAAGGAAATGCCGGAACATCGAACGCCGGAATTGTAGTGTCAAACCTATTGATTGCTAAGAATAATTTAATGAAAACTTTCAACGCTACAACTATTTAGATTTTTTAATATATATTGGCGTAACTTTTAAATCCACTTTTAACGTTGCGTCAATATAAGCGTCTATAATTTTTTGTTCAGTCATTCCCAGGCGTCTTAATTCGGCCTTAACTTCTTTATTTATTCGACCCGAAAAGTTATCATTTTTTTGTAAATCACTAGGGTTTAATTCTGGCTTATCTTGTTTTTTCATCTAGTTCGTCCTCGTTATATTGTACAAATGTATTTTCGCAAGTCGGGCAATCATACCAATATACAGGCATATTATTTTTGTCCGGACCTTTGTCAATAGCTTCATTTTCGTGAACGTCTTTGTTGCAAGAGCTACAAAAATGTGGCCAGCTAATTTTACCGTCTTTCATATTTACCGCCTGGTTTATTTAATTCCCTTTCCCATAAAACGCATTGAATAGCGTCGCAGAAATTCATTCCGCCAATAACTTTTTTATCAACCCGTATTTGTTCCATGTTATTTAAGTCGCTATAAAAGTCATTGGCTTTTTTGGTATGGTTTTTATACTCTTTCGCCATTTGATCATTCATAATTTAACTCCTGGCCTTAAGCGGCCTTATTATCGTATCTTTGGACCCATTCAACTGCGCTTTTTGCAGAGTCGTGAAAAGTTCTATAACTACAATCTGTATAAATATGGGCGTCAACGTCTGAATTTAAGGTTGCTAGAGTTGATGTTGATAGCGTTGCAACCGTTCCGTCCTGGTCGTATAATCTTATTTCTTGAGTCTCGCTATTTGCTATTAAGACGCCATTATCATTTTCTTTGAATTCAATTCCTATTTTTTTAAACTTATTAATTACTGTTTTCGTTTTCATTTTTAACCCTTTGTTAGTTCTTAAGTTAATACTAACACGCCATGTCATAATTGTCAATACATTTAGTCAAGTATAATCGATTATTCCATATACATATAGTCAAGTATTATCAATAACTTGCGAACGCCAGGAAAATAATAAATAATAAAAGAATGAAAGGTAAAAGCGGAAATTTGATATTAAGTAGAAAATTAGGCGAAACGGTCCAAGTAGATGGGCCGGCCAAGATAACCGTAAAAGAGATTAAGAAAGGCAAGGTTGTACTTTTAATCGACGCAAACGATGAAACCAATATAATACGAGGGTCCAAGGATAACGCCGAACATAAAGAAGACGCCAACGACTAGGCGCTAAACGTGGCCCGCCGGCCTGGACCCGAATGCCGGCCACGTTTTTTTTAAAAGGAATTTGGAAATGATAGATGATAAAAAATCGACAACGCCAAAAAAGAAAAAAGCCGTTACCAAAAAAGTTGTTAACGGAAAATCAGCGAAAAAGAAAACGCGAAAAGCGTCTGAAAAAACGGCGGCAAGAAAAACAAGACTTAAACCAGAGGAACGAGTCGCAATTAAGAAAAAATTGGTTGCTCACTTTGGCGCGTCTAAAATCGCGACGGCAATCGAACATTGCACAAAAAAGAACGAATTAGATACCATTTTAATTCAATGGAAAAAGAAACTAGAGCAAGAACTAGAAGACGAACAACGCGATATTAAAGATTATTACGAACAAATAGACGACGAATATAAAAGGGTTGGACGGCCAAAATCTCTTTTCAATTGGAAAGAAATGGAATTCCTTTGTTCAATTGGTTGTACCCTGGACGAAATTGCCGGATTCTTTCAATGTTCAAAAACAACTATTCAAGAACGAATAAAAGAAGAGTACGACGGAAAAACTTTTACTGAATATTATGAGGGATTTTCCCAGGGTATTAAAGTTTCGTTAAGGCGTAAACAATTGGCGGTTGCGTTGGACGGCGACGTTGCAATGTTAAAATGGTTAGGTGTTAATATTCTTGGCCAGAAAAATAAGCTAGATTTCGAAGGCGAAATTAAAGTTAATTCATGGGTTGATTTAATGAACAACCTGGAACCAGAAAAAGATAAAAATAATGTCGACCCGACGGGTTGCATTCATAACGGTGCAAGCAACGTGCCGAGCGATTAGGGTACTTGTCGGGGTCAAGTGGGTTAGTTTTCTTGCCTTAATTGCTTTTCCTCCTGGTGTTGTTCCGGTCCAATGTCAATAAGTAACGTTGCCAGGCCGGATTTTTTAATTTAGGATTAATTACCTTAAAAATTGGAGTTACAAAAATGGACGGTAAAAATAGATACATGATAGGCGACAAGGAATGTTTCGTTACTTTCGACCAGGTTGAACACGGGACTTGCTTAATTCAAATTGGAAATAAATTCTTTAGAATTTCTATATTGTTATTAAAAACAATTGCAACGCCGGCGCCATGATTGAAATAAGAGTGTATAAAAACGCCGGAAAAATAAAGCAAATAACTTGTAAGTATAATAACGGATTCAAAGGCGTTAACAGTTATCAATTAACTGGAATTTTAAAAGATCGAAAAGACGACGATTTTGTTTTTATTGACGTTAACAACAATAAAAAAGACATTACGCGCGAATCATTAATAAATATACTAAAAGCAAATGAAAGGCGCCTTGTTGGCGAAAAAATAGACTTAAACAAAATTATAAGGGCCGGCGGATTTGTCGAGTATATAAAACAGCATGAATAACGATATAATGCGAAAGGTTCAAAAGAAACCTAGCCTATTTATTGAAAAGGTTCTCGGTTGTACGACAATGGAAAAATATCAATTAGATATTTGTGACGAAGTTGCCGTTTACGACCGTGTCGCTATTTCAGCTTGTCACGCCGTCGGTAAAACGTTTCTCCTGGCCCGAATAGTTCTATGGTTCCTTTATTGTTATAAAAATTCAATCGTCATTACGACCGCGCCAACGAATCGCCAAGTTGAGGCCTTATTATGGGGCGAAATCGGTGTTGCAGTTAGGACCGCGCTTTATAATCTGGGCGGACATTTAACAAACAAAGGTTTAAAGATTGCCGACAAATGGTATGCAATGGGATTTTCGCCGCAAAAAAGCGCCGGCGGTGGCGACTCAAAAGAACAACAAGGGTCAACATTCCAGGGATTCCACGCCGACTTTATTTTAATTGTATTCGACGAGGCCGTTGGTGTTCCGCCTGATATTTGGACCCAGGTAGAGGGTTTATTAACGTCCGGGGCCGTTGTAAAATTTGTTTGTATCGCAAACCCAACAACTAAGAACTGCGACTTTTACCACGCTACAACGTTGCCGTCTTGGCGACATATAAAATTAAATTGTTTTAACTCTCCAAATTTACCGGCAAATGGTTTTTATAATGTCCAGGATATTGAGGACGAATTAGATTATTTAAAAACATTAAACGAACCCGAAAGATTAGAGAGAATTAAGAATTATAAAAAGCCGGTTACGCATTTAATTTCCGCGCAATGGGTTATCGAAAAGGCAATGGAATGGGGAATTGACCACCCGTTATTTATGTCTAAAGTTTTGGGCGAATTTCCTGACGTTGACGACTCCGTTTTAATTCAAAGTAAGACCGTAGAAATTGCGCAAGCTAGAAAAAATATGAGCAAGGACAAGGGAATTCGATATATAGGAATTGACGTCGCCAGATATGGAGACGACACGACGGTTTTTACCGAACTAATAGAGGCCGAACCCAAGGCCGGCGTTAAAGTTGTTCATACCAGGAACAAGAAAATGGCCAAACGTGATTTAATGGAAATTTCGGGCGAGGCCGTTCGATTTATTATGGACGATCACGAGGGCGAAGAGGTTATTGTCGTCGTCGATGCTACTGGTTTGGGTTCCGGGGTTTACGACCGCTTAGTTGAGTTAAAAACTGAAAAGGTTCTATCGAGGAAAATTCGCCTGGTAGAAATTCATTTTGGTGGGGCCGTTAAAAACTTAAGAAAAAATAAAAAGAAACCAACTAAAAAAGACGAAGAAAACGAAAAAACATATCATAATATTAAAGCGATTATGTTCAAAGAGTTGAACGACGCGTTAAAAAATGATTTACGATTAATAAAAGACTCGACATATAATACAGAATTGCCAACAATTAAATATAAATTTACATCATCGGGCAAAATGATAATAGAATCTAAACAAGACTATAAGAAACGAACTGGCAAGCCGTCACCCGATGCGTCAGATTCGTTAGCAATGGCCAACCTGGCAAGACGATTTTCTGGTTATGGCGATTATTTAAGGAAACTGGTAAGATGAATAAAGAAAAAGAAAAAACATATACAATTAAAAGGGAAACTTGCCCAGTATGTCACGGAATGGGTTTATGTGAAAAGCTTAACGGCGATACTTTTGATTGTAGAAATCCGAGATGCCGAAGCGGTTTTATAGAAATTAAAATTCCAATAAAAAAGGGAAAATAATATGGACATTGCAACTAAAACATTAAAGCTAGGCGGTAAGTTTAATCGTTTCGTAAAAGACGGTTGGGAAAATATTTTTACAGGTATTGGAACCGGCAAGGACAAGCGAACCGGAAACCAGATAAAAAGAAATAGAACTAACCAGGCCGAAATTGAGGTTTTACATGATAGTGACGACCTGGCGAAGCTGGCCGTTAATGAAGTTCCGGACCGTGGAACCTCTAAATGGTTAAAGCATTCTATCGGAAAAAAAGAGGGCGGAATTGACCAGGTTAATAAATTGGTTGACGAAGACGAACGTTTACAATTAAAGAAAAAAATAAATAAGGCCTGGAAGTGGGCGCGTTTATATGGTGGGTCGGCAATATTTATTTCGGTCGACGACGGGCAAGACCTGGACAAACCTTTAAACATTAATAGAATATCAAGGGTTAATTCATTAACTGTTTTACAGCGTTATGAGCTACAACGTGGCAACATTTGCGATGATATTGACTCTCCAAATTTTGGCCTACCTGATTACTACCAACTTTTTAGTCGCGTTGCCGCAACTACTCAAAAAATTCACCATTCAAGAATTATAAGATTTGACGGAATGCCTTTGTCGTCTCAAGAGTTTCAAAATAATGATTATTGGAATGATTCGGTTTTAAATATCCTGGCCGATATTATTAGAGATTATAACGGGGCCTATGCCGGCGTATCTCATGCCATGCAAGATTTTGACGTTTCAATTCTTAAGCTTAAAGACCTGGCGGACCTTGTAGGAAGTGACGACGACGACCTTGTTGTTGGACGACTTAAATTAATGAACCTGGCAAAATCTGTAATGGGTTCTATTTTATTAGACGCCGAAGAGGAAGACTTTCAAAATATGAGTCGCCAATTTACTAACGTCGATAAGGTTTTAAGCAAGCTTGACCAACGTTTAGTTATGGCCATGAGAATGCCACACACTATCGTTCTAGGTAACGGGTCAACCGGAACACTTGGGGCCGGCGGAGAGTCTGAAAATAATAATATGAATTCGTTGGTTTCAGCTCAACAAGACGAAGTTATAAAAGACCCTTTGAATTTTATTTTTAAAATAATTCAAGCGGCGAAACAAGGGCCAACAAACGGTAAAATTTTAATTTCTCATTCATGGGTTTTTAATGCGCTATCTGAACCGTCAGAAAAAGAAGTTGCAGAAACTAGAAAAGCGGTTTCGGAATCTGATAAAAATTATTTTGAAATAGGCGCTTTAAGTTCCCAGGAAATTGCGGAATCAAGATTTGGCGGCGACGAATATTCAATGGAAACTTCGGTTGACATGGATTCGAGAGAAGAACAAAACGAGACAAGCGAAATTAGCCCTGACAAAACCAAACAAATAATGAAAGGAATCGAATAATGAAAAATTTAATTTTAATATTTTTGTGTTTGTTTTATACGGCGAATTCGTTAGCGGTAATAAAGGTTAACGAAACGCCGCGATTAAAATATAATTTAGCCGTTCAAATGGGCAAGGTTTCAAACGCGTCCGTTGCTCATGGTTTTTTTGAAAGTACGGATTTAACAACTACGGAAAAAACAGTTTGGGACGGGCCTGGAATTTATGTTTATCCTGACGGTCTAGTTAATTTAACGGTTTCAAGTTCTAGCACGGCGGACACGTTGGCCGGAACTGGCGCGCAAAAAATTTCAATTGATTGCCTTGATATAAATTACGAACCGTTTACTGATATAATAGAGCTAGACGGTAGAAACCCGGTTTCAATGCCTGGAAAGTGTTTCAGACTTCAAGGAACGGGAACTAAGGTTATTCAAGTAGGGGTCGGAGAACAAAACGCCGGAACAATTTACGTTGGAACCGGCGAGATTGATACCGGCGAACCGGCGGTAATTTATAACTTAATTAATATTAGCGAAAATTTAAGTGATTCCGGTTTTTTTACTATTCCGGTCGGTTTTACTGGTTATTTTTATGATGTACAAGCGTCCTCGGTTTCTAATAAGCCGTTAAAAATGAGAGGTTTAACAAGGAACGGAATTCCCGTATTCTTAACATTTTGGAGTAATAATATAGACGGTTATGTTGATTCGAAACCGTCGTTTCCTGATCGTTTTGAAGAAAAATCTGACATACAATTTCGCGCGACAATGGACTCGGGGGCCGGGGCCGTAAACGCTCACGCTCACTTGCTGTTGATTAGATAATGATAAAAAAAATTAAAAGCGAATACATTCTTTATAATAAGGCCGGGACAAAAATTCTTGGTCGTTTTTCTACTAAGGCGGCGGCGTTAAAAAGAGAACGCGAAATTCAGTTCTTTAAAAGACAAGACGCGGCCGATGAAAAGCCTAGAAAAAAACTATCTAAATTATCGGCACCGTTAGGAATAGAGAGAGAATACCAAAAACGTATTCGCTCTATTGTTACCAGGGTAAAAGAAATTATCGACGCAAATATTGTCGAGAGTTTGCCATATATAATGAACCAGGTCGAAGCTACCAGGCCGAGCATTAAAAAAGATGCAATAGGCGAAGACGTTCACGGTCTTTTTATTTCTACCAGGTTGGCCGTTTCTCAACAAATTACTGATTACGAAATTGAACAAATGGTTCAAAATACAGCGCAAGAAATTAATACCTGGAACAAGGCCCAGGTAACAAGAGTTTTAAAACAAGGTCTTGGCGTTGACCCTTTTCAATCCGAACCTTGGCTTGTCCAGGAAATGAATAATTTTGTAACTGCAAATGTTAACTTAATAAAAAATGTTAATGCCGCTTTTTTAAATGAAACCGAAACAATTGTTTTCGAGGGAATGCGAAAAGGCTTAAGGCATGAACAAATTGCAAAACAAATTCTTGGAACTGGTAAGGACGAATTAAATCACGTTTCCAGGTTTAAAATGGCCAAGACCAGGGCCAACCTAATTGGACGCGACCAGGTTAATAAAATGAATGGCCAGCTAACAAAATTAAGACAAACCGGAATGGGCGTAAAAAAATATATATGGCGAACGGTTGGCGATTCGAGAGTTCGTCACCACCATGCGGCAAGAAGCGGCCAAGAATATACCTGGTTAAAAGGGTCGGAAGTTGGAACGCACCCAGGCGACGAAATTCAATGTCGGTGTTATGCTGAACCGATATTAAAAGACCTAATAAAATAACATTTGTAATTTTTGGAAAAAACGGTAAAAATAAGATATGGAAACTTTAAAAAGATTTGATGTAAATAAATTAACGATCGGAAAAAACGTAAAAGAGACGCCGCAAGGCTTTTTAATTATACCGGCATTTACCGCCAGGACCGGCATTCAATCATATAGAACGGCCGACGGTTCAACGTTAAAAGAGTTTAGACCAGAATCCGAAGTGTTTTCCGAAGTAAGTATGAGTTCATTAAGAACGGCCGCAGTTACCGACGGACACCCGACCGAAATGGTTACGCCCGAAAATGCCGAAGAACTTATTGTTGGCCATACTGACGGAATGATTGTTAAGGAAAAAGACGGCGACGAATTATTTCTTAAAACAAATTTAATAATTACGCATAAAAAGGCGATTGACGCAATTAGGGCCGGAAAGGCCGAGTTGTCAAATGGTTATAACGTTGACCTGGACTTTACGCCAGGCGAACATAATGGCCAAAAGTTCGACGCAGTACAAAAAAATATAGTTAATAATCATATTGCAATCGTTTGGAAAGGGCGGGCCGGAAAAAAGGCAAGCTTGCGTTTGGACGAAAAAGACGCGATACTTTTAGAAAATGAAATAAAACCTAAAAAGGAGAGTTTTACAATGAAACTTACAATCGACGGAAAAGAGTTCGACGTTAACGATGAACTTGGAAACGCAGTAAAGAACCAAATGACGAATCTTTCAAAATCAAAAACTGATTATGACGACGTTGTTACTAACCTGAACAAAGAAATTGAAACTTTAAAAACAAGTGAAACTTCACTTACTGCAAAAGTTGATTCTTTAACAAGCGACCTTAAAAAAAAGCAAGCTCCAAAAATGGACAAAGCGGAAGTTGCGAAAAAAGTTAAAGAAACTATTCTTGTAAGAAATAATGCAAGTAAAATTCTTGACGCTGAAACAATTGCAAAGCTAGACGAAATGTCTAACCTTGAAATTAAAAAAGCTGTTATTAAAGCTGACTCTCCAAATGTTGAGGAAACAAAACTTGAAAAAGAAAGTTATGTTGACGCTAGATATGATCACATTGTTGAAAATTTCGCAGAGTCTAAAAAGAAGACTGACGACCTTGGAAAAGAGATCGTTAAAAAACGCGAAGACAATGTTGACGATAAAGATGAATATGTTTCTCCGGAACAAAGACGTCTTGACAACATGGAACAAGCAACAAAAGACTCTTTAGGCCCGGTTGGCGTAACTAAAGAATAATTAATATTAACGACAAAAAGGAGTTTCCACTATGTCACAAACATCAGTAAACGATCAAGGAATTGCCAGAGTCGGTCAGAAATATGCACTACTATTAGACAGAGTGCTAAGTTATGCCGCCGAAAGTGCCGTTCCATTTGGAAGGTTTTGTTCTTTAGGAACTGACAAAGATTTACAAGCCAAACTTCCAAGTTTGGCAACCGACATTACGTCGATCAAAGCAAAAAGAGGCGCCGCAATTCATAGTCATGCTATGGAAAGTGTTAACGACGGTTTAGAACCTGGTTATTTAGCTAAATCAATTATGTCTCTAATGGTTAAGGGCGGAATTTTCGTCGAAACCGAAGAGGTTGTTACGGCCGAAAGTGACGTTTACGTTCGCTTTGCCGGTAAAAAGCAAGTTCAAACAATTGTTTTTGACGCTGACCTAGAAGGGTCAAACGTTATCAATGGCGACCTTGGCGAATTCTCGATAGCACCTGTAACGTATGCGTCAAGCCATGCTGATACTATGGCGGCGGTTGCGGCGGCAATTTTAGCGGCAAATCTTTATGTTGAAAGTGCGGTTGTTGATACTAGAACAATTACAGTTACAACCGCTTTAGATCAAGCAGATCAAGACGCGGCAAGTTTTGTTGTAACTCTTGGTTCAGCTCAAGCCGGAGTTGTTGAAACTGAAACAATTGAATCTATTAACTCCGACAAAAGAGGACTTTATAGAACTGACGCCGATAGTGCGAGTGCTGCGGCCCTTGCTAACGCTAGGTTTATAAGAGGTTCCGAAGTTGTTGACGGAAAAAACATAGCAGTTCTTGAACTACTATAAAAAATAAACCTCAAGGCAATAGAGCAAAAACGGAATTTAATTAATAACAACGGAT